CCAGTGTATGAAAAGGATGCTGGGCGCTTTTGATTCAAGCCGCTTTCTGGTGGCGTCACTAGGTCGGGAAGCTCGACTGAAACTTGCAAGTTAGTGGCGTCTCCAGAGCGCGTCTGGCATTACCCCATGTGGCAGCATGATAACCCGGCAAACGTCAGTAGCATAAGCTGGCCGGGGCGCGTTCAAACACATTCTCTGCTATGAACCGCTTGGGCAAAGGCAGCAACGGGGCGAACGCAAGGCCGCTATCCCAAGCCATGAGCCGGATACCCCAACATACGACACGCGCCTCTGCACTTGGCTACGGCCTCGGACATGCGCGGGTCATCTACTCGACGCCTAGTCGACGGTTACTCGACATTTTCTCAGCGCACATAGGCGCAACGCGGCGGCGATACGCAATCACATAAACGCAAGCCACTCAGACTGGCGAGGTATTCCCAATGGCAGGACGCTGTTACGTCTACTTAATCAAGAATGGTGATGTCCCCTTGTACGTCGGGAAGGGCACATCTGGCCGAGGCAAGGTTTCTGCCCGTCGGCACGGGGGCGAGCTTCACATTCTTGAGGATGGTCTGAGTGACGATCAGGCGTTCAAGTCTGAGCGCAAGTGGATTGCAGAACTTTGCCCAACAGAGAACATCTGCCCCGGTGGGAATGGGGGGCGGAGCAAGCCTAAGCGCAAGCCTCGCAGGACTGCCGATGAGATTGAGATGGATCGCGTCGGAACGCGTGTTTTCTCTGCCCGCATCCTTTGCGCCAAGCTAGACTTTAGCAATTGCGAGGAATGGGGCGTTTCTAAAGTAGACATGAGTAGACTGATGGAGGTCGCTCATGGCTAAGGGGAAAAAGACGGGCGGTCGCCAAGCTGGTACGCCAAACAAGATTACGGCTTTGCTCAAGGATGAAATCTTGCAAGCGGCATCGGACGCGCACCCCGATGGTCGCTTAGGGTATTTGACTGAGCAAGCGCGAGAAAACCCGACAGCGTTTATGACTTTGCTAGGCAAGGTTTTGCCAACGCAGGTGGAGGGAACGGGTAAGGATGGCGAGATTGTCTTTACCATTCGGGATATGACCAAGGGTGCCTGAAATCCTTGTGCCTCGCGCAGGGTGGGAATTGAGGGATTATCAAAAGCCATTGTGGAAGGCTCTAATCCATGACGGCAAGAACGTCTGCGCAAGCTGGCATCGACGCGGCGGCAAGGATGAGGTGCTGCTCAACGCCCTAGCGGTAAAGGCGCTCCAACGCCCTGCCAGCTATGCATACATGTTCCCTGAGATTAGCCACGCCCGCCGGGCCATGTGGCAGTCTATCAACCCGCATACGGGGCGCAGGCGCATCCTTGAGGCTTTCCCGCCTGAGATTTTGGACGGTGAGCCAAACGAAACCGAAATGCGCCTAAAGGTGCAAGGCGGTGGAAGCATCATGTTCTTTGGCTCTGACCAGTATGACCGCCTAGTGGGTGCGTCACTAGCCGGGATCGTATCATCTGAACACGCGCTATCGCATCCAAGCGCATATGCGTTCTTTAGCCCGATGTTGCGGGAGAACGGCGGGTTCTTTGCCGCTATCAGCACCCCACGGGGCCGCAACCACTTTCACGGGCTGATGAACTTTGCAGAGGGTAGCGAAAGCTGGTTCGCTCAGCGTCTCAGCATTGAGGACACGCAGGCGCTAACCGAGCGGGAGATCAAAGAGGCGTTGGCTGAATATATCTCGCTCTATGGCATTGACCAAGGCGAGGCATTGTTTCGGCAGGAATACCTCTGCGACTTCAACGCCGCTATCATGGGCGCTTTCTATGCCCGCGAAATCTTGGCAGTCCGCAATGAAGGCCGCATTGACCCGACGCTAGAGGCCGCTCCCGGTCAGGTGCATGTAGCTTGGGATATCGGGGTGCGAGACGACACAAGCCTGTGGTTTTTCCAAGTGGTGGGAACGCAGGTATTCGTGTTGGACTGCTACAGCGCTAACGGCGTTGGGGTGGATCACTACGCCGAGGTGATTGAGCAGCGGTGCGCTGAGCATGGCTGGACGCACGGCGTTGACTTCGTACCGCACGACGCGCGGGTAAAGGAATGGGGAACGGGCCGGACGCGCATTGAGACAATGCAGGGCTATGGCTTGAATCCGCAGGTTGTTCCGCAGGCTGGCTTGCTGGATGGCATTAACGCGGCGAGACGGACACTGCCCCGCTGCGTATTCCACAGCCGCTGTGAGGAGCAGGGCATCGCCGCGCTAGAGCAATACAGGCGCGAGTGGGACGACGACAAGAAAGCATTCAAGGCTGCACCGGTTCATGACTGGTCAAGCCACCTAGCCGACGCATTCCGCTACATGTCTATGGCTTGGAAAGAAATCCCCGCTGCGCCACCACCCAAGACGCAGATCATTGGCTGGACGCCGCAGCAATTCAGACCGCAAACGCCAAAGGGCCGCATTAAGATTTAATGCCCCTCACCCGCGAGGACTTCCCGCATGATTGACGAAGACCTGCCAGAGCGCGGGGCAAGCCAGTATTGGCTAGACCTCATTGAAAACGCAGAGGGCGTGTTCGACGAGTGGCAGGACGCGGCTGATAAGATTGATAAGGCGTATGCTACGCTCCAAGACCTTCGCAGCGTTGTCCGTGATCGGCAGTTTGCGCTGTTCTGGTCTAACATTCAGGTCATGGGGCCAGCTATCTATGCTCGCCCGCCTGTCCCTGTCGTCACGCCCAAGTTCAAGGACCGTCGCCCGCTCTATCGCAATGCGTCTGAGTTGCTTGAACGCGCCTGCGTTGTCAGCTTCGACATGGCGGATATTGATCAGCATATGTTGGCCCTGCGCGATGATCTGACCATTGTTGGCCGAGGCGCTGCATGGGTGCGCTATGAGAGCGACGACGAGGGCGAGCGCGTATGCTATGAGCATGTAGACCGCAAGGACTTCCTGCATGAGCCTGCGCGCAAGTGGCATGAGGTGGATTGGGTTGCCCGCCGTGCGTGGCTGACGCGCGACGAAATGGAAGAACGCTTTGGCGAGGATGAGGCGTTTCACGTCGATTACCAGACCCGCGCCGATGAAAAGCTATCCAAGGCGCAGAAATGCGGCGTTTGGGAAATCTGGTGCAAGTCTGAGAATAAAGTCGTCTGGGTAACAGAGGGCTATGACAAGACGCTGGACGAAGGCGAGCCGCATCTAAAGCTAAACGGCTTCTTTCCATGCCCACGGCCTGCATATGCCACGGTAGAGCGCCGGACGCTTGTTCCTGTGCCTGACATGCTGGTGTATAAGGACCAGCTTGAGGAAGTAAACGACCTCACGCGGCGCATTCATACGCTTGCTGACGCGATCAAGGTGCGTGGCTTCTATGCAGGCGGCGGTGATGTGGGTGACGCCATTGAGACGGCGATCAAAGAGACAGACGACAGCCAAATCCTCATCCCGATTCCGGCCATGCAGGCGCTTATGCAGGGCGGTGGCGATCCTATCATGTGGCTGCCTATCGAGGTGGTTGCCCAAACCATCACCGGGCTGATTGAACTGCGCCGTCAGATCATTGAGGACGTTTACCAGATCATCGGCCTGTCCGACATTATGCGCGGCTCCACCCAAGCGGAGGAAACGCTAGGCGCGCAGCGTATGAAGCAGCAGAACGGCTCTGCGCGTGTCCGCGATAAGCAGAACGAACTTGTCCGCGTGGCGCGTGACCTTGTGCGGATCGGCGCGGAAATCATGGCCGAGGAGTTCAGCGACGACACGCTGGAATCCATGGCGCAGATGGACATGCCGACAAAGGCGGAACTGTCTAAGCAGATCAAGGAAATGGAGGCCGCAGCCCGCAAGGAACTGGAAGCCCTCATGGAGACGGCACAGGAGGCCGCGCAGCAGGGCATGGCGCAAGCGCAAGGCATGGACCCCCAGCAGGCCGAACAGGCTATGCAGCAGGCGCAGCAGCAGTTCCAAGAGCAACAGCAGGCTATCATTGCCAAGTGGCAACCCCAGATTGCCAAGGCGCGCGAGACGGTCACGATTGATGCCGTGATGGAGTTCCTCGGCGACGAAAAGCTGCGCCCCTTTGTGCTGGATATTGAAACGGATTCGACCATCTACCCCGACGAGAACGCGGAGAAGCAATCGCGGCAGGAGTTCATGGCCGCATTTGCCGGGACTATGGCGCAGTTGCAGCCGCTCATGGCTATGGGTCCGGAAGCTATCTCGGTCGCTGGTGGCGTTATGAAGTTTGCCCTGTCGCCGTATCGTGTGGGCCGTGAGTTGGAAGGTCTGATTGACGACTTTACCGACAAGGGGCCGGACATTGCCAAGCAGATGCAGCAGCAAGGCGGCGAAAGCGACGAACTGGCGCAGGCCAACATGGCGCTTGCTCAGGCTGAAATGAAGAAGGCTGAGGCCGCAGTAGCCAAGGTGCAAGCCGATACGCAGGCCAAACAGCAGCAGATGCAGCTTGATATGGCGAAGGCACAGGCTGAAACGCAGGAAAGCCAGCAGAAGTTCGCGCTTGAGGTTGAGCAGACCAAGGGCAGCATAGCCGAGACGGAGGCCCGCATTGAGAAGATCATGGCGGAAATCCAGAAGCTAGGCGTCGATGCCTCCAACCAGACCCGACAAGCCGACCGCGAAGACGTGAAAACGGCGGCAAGCATCCAGTCTCAGCAAGTTGACCAAGCCATGAGTGCGCAGGATCGCCAGCGCCAAGCCATGAACGAAGAGCGCAGCAATGCCCGCGCTGACCGTGGCGAGGATCGGGCGGACATGCAGACGCAAATGGCACAACAGCAACCCCCGAAAGGACCGACCAATGACCAAGGCTAAAGACGCGGCGAAGAAGAAAGAGGCCGCGACCATCTCCAAGCTATCCGCCGCTGGTTTCACTGCCGCGCAGATCGACGCGCTGCGGGAACTGTTCAAGGCGTCCTAATGTCAGACGGCTGGATTAAGACGGAGCGAGGCTGGCGTAAGTCATACGGCCCGCCCCAGACAGAAGCGCGGCGCAGTCACTTGGCCTGCCCTCGCATTATCAGCGACACGATGCCGCCCACTGAGCATGTGGACGGAAAATTCTACGATTCAAAGTCAGCGTTTCGCGCGGTGACTGAGGCTAAAGGCTACGTTGAATTGGGTAACGATACTGCCCGTTTCAAAGCCCCTGAGCGCCCCAAGCGGGATAGCAGCAACCTAGACGCGGCCATTCAGAAGGCAATCGC